TTTGAAAAAATGTACTGGGCATTTGACCGTTGGAAGCATTATGTAAATACCGGCGTTGCACTTGGAATTGATTCACCCCTTGATGATTTAGATATTGAATAAGATATGGAACTAACCAAACAAATTTTACAAGTAATAAGCGACGAATTGAATCTTGATTTATCACGTCGAACAAGAAAACGCGAATATGTAGAAGGTCGCCTTGTGTATTATGATATTTGCCGCAATCACCTGAATTTAAGCTTTGAAATGATTGGTAAAACCTTGGGTTATGATCACGCCACGGTGATGCATTCATTGAGGCAATGCCGCAACTTATGCGAAGTTGATCCAACTTTTCGTTTAAAATATAACGTACTTTTACAAAAAGTCGATGACAAACTTGGTATTATGGCGAATCCATACGATAAATATTTAGGTAAAGAAGATGTTCTTCAACGCGGGGTGATCGCATACGTTAAGGCGCAATATCCGGAAGCGTTTGTGGTTCATATTCCAAACGAAGGGCGACGATCAATGTTCGAACGTTACAAGTTCAAAACATTAGGTGGCGTTTCGGGAATGCCCGACCTTATGTTTTTTAACCCTAATAAGTATCGTAATGGTCTAGCCATTGAATTAAAGGCGGGTTCCAATAGACCTACAAAAAACCAACTGGAATGCTTAAAGAAGCTGCAAGAAAATGATTGGGAAGCGTTTTGGTCGGCGGATTTCGACTATATTAAACAACGAATCGACCAATATTTTAACGATGTGGATTAGCAAAAAAGTTTACTGGAACGAAGATGACCAACGCATACGGTGGACACAAAACACCACCTATTCGGGTAACATACAATTCGTTTATGCCGGTAATATGACCGAACCGGAATTTGATTTATTGCTAGAAGTTTTATTTGAATTGTACGATGACGAAAAGATTTCACTAGAGGATTTTCTGATCATATTCAATGAAATACGAACTTTTTGCGACCGGATCAAGAAGTACATTGAAGAATAAATAAACCTAACAATTATGGAATTAGGCGTTGTAATTAAGCCCAAAAGGCTTGATCGGTACACCATTACCCCTTTATCAATCTTACGGCAATCGAACCTAACGATGGCAGCAACCGGATTATTTACTTGGCTTTATAGCCACGAAGCAGGGCGCCAAATGACACTTGAATTTATGGAAGGGCATTTTAAAGATGGTAAAGATGCGATCCGTTCAAGGTTATCTGAACTGGAAACCGCAGGGTTTTTAATCCGCCACAAAAAAAGAATTGGAAGCCGTTTTGTTTATGATTACGAACTAAATGACAACCCAAAAATGGGTGTGGGAAAATCCGACCTAGGAAAATCCGACGTCGGAATTTCGGCATCGGAAAATCCAACACAAAGTAATAATAAGATTAATAAGATTAATAAGATTGAAAATAAGATTAATAAGATTAATAAGATAAAAGAAAAGAAACTATTCCCTGAAATTGTTTTAAACGCCTTTGAACATATCAAAACACAATTTCCGGAACGCTATCAACCTTCAACAGAATCACAAAAAAACAAGTGGCTAGATACTATTGATAAATGCGATCGGTTAAATGGCGTATCACCACGCAAGTTGTTTTTACTGATTAAAGAAATTCGCAAGGATGACTTTTGGAAGGAAAACCTTTTATCGGTGAACAAGCTTCGCCAACGAAACAAACAAGGCGTTCTTTGGATTGATGTATTTATGGAACGCTACGGAAAAGAATTTGAAAACCTAGACCTATGATAACACTACCTATTGACGAACAACTGATCATTAAAGCGACAACTTACGTTGATACCCACAAGATCGGTCGAAGAAAAAAGTTTAACGGAAACCGAACGAATCAAGTGGTCGGCATAACGGGTGAACTTATGGTTGCCGAATTACTTGGCGCCACGCTTCCCGAAACGCACGACTTCGATGGCGGTTGGGATTTTAGCTTTATGGGCAAACAGATCGACGTTAAAACCGTTGGGCGTACTTCAAACGCAAGACTGGATTACTATTCAAACGTAATTGAAGCGCAGATTCATTTTAACGCAACGCATTATTTGTTTTGCAGCTTGAATAAAAAGAAACGTGAACTTACCATTTGCGGATTTATATCAAAAGAAGATTTCTTGAGAAAAGCGGAATACAAAAAAGCGGGTGATACGTTTACAAGGGTGAATGGTGATACAATGGTTTTAAAAGCCACGGGGTACTTTATTAAAAATTCTGACTTAATTCAAATCGATTCTATTGCACAACTAAAAGAACTTGTTATCTTCAACTAACCAAACCAAAACAACTAATTATGGATTTACAAGGATTTTATGACCTTGGAATACAACCCAAGGCGGGAATGGTCGAACAAAAGCTTATTTGCCCTAAATGTTCGCCGGATCGAAAAAACAAACAAGACAAGTGTTTATCGGTTAATATAGAAAAAGGATTTTACAACTGCCACCATTGCGGTTGGTCGGGAAATGTAAACCTAACCGAAAAGAAGGATTACTTCATACCAACGCCAATAGAACTAGAAGTTACCGATCGCGTAATATCGTATTTCTCAAAACGTGGAATATCGGAAGCAACCTTGGCGCATTGGAAAATTGGCGAATCGGTGGAATATATGCCGCAGGTTCAGGCAAAGCGTAAGACGATTAACTTCAACTACTATCGAAACGGTAAGCTGATCAACGTTAAATACCGTGATCGCGAAAAGAATTTTAAACTGGTTTCAGGTGCTGAACTGATATTTTACGGTTTAGACAATATCAACCAAACCGATCATTGTTACATTGTCGAAGGTGAAATGGATGCTTTAAGCTTACACGAATCCGGAATCTATTCGGTCGTTTCAGTTCCAAATGGCGCAACAAAAGGAAACCAACGCCTAGAGTATTTGGATAACTGCCACGAATACTTCAAAGACAAAAAAGAAATCATTCTTTGCACCGATAACGATGAAGCAGGGATTGCACTTCGAAAAGAATTGGGAAGGCGACTTGGTTATCACCGATGCAAATACGTCGATTTCGGCGCTTTTAAGGATGCGAACGAAGTTCTGACAGCCCAAGGATCGGAAACTTTGAGAAAGTTGCTTAAAACGGCTAAAAACTTCCCTATCGAAGGTGTTGTGAATGTCCACGATATTTGGGATTCGGTTTTGTCGTTTAATGAACAAGGGATTCGAAATTATACAATGGGTCTTGGTGAATCAGATCAATTCCTTAAAATATCATTAGGTGAATGGTCAGTTGTTACGGGTATTCCCAATTCAGGAAAGTCAGATGTAGTTGATCAAATTTGTTGCAATATGTCGCTTCAGCACCAATTTCGTGTTGCCTTCTTTGCACCCGAATCTTTTCCATACGAAGGGCATATTAAACGCATCGCAAACAAATTAAACGGCACCAACTGCGACAAGGATAAATTGAATCAAAGCCGCGACTTCATCGCAAACAACTTTTACTTCGTCAAGATCGACCTTGAGAACCTAACACTAAAAGCAATCCTAGATAAGTTTCGGGAATTGGTTTTACAAAAGGGAATCAACCTTTGCGTAATTGATCCTTGGAATACCCTTGACCATACGGCGCAACGGGATGTTTCTTACGTTGGTCGAATGCTTTCAGAAATAACCCAATTCGTACAACAAACCAACACGCATTTATTTCTTGTGGCGCACCCACGAAAAATGGAATCCGAAAATGGTAAATACGTTGTTCCAACACCTTATTCAATATCGGGATCAAGCGACTTTTTCAATAAAGCATATAACGCATTAACGGTTTACCGTTGTCTTGGTGAAGAAACACAACTGGGATCGGATGCAGTCGATATTCATATTCAAAAAGTAAAACGAAAAGAAAATGGAAAACAAGGCGTTTTTAAAATTGCACCGGACTTTAAGAACGGTGGGGCTTATAAGAACATTAACGATTCCGATCAACGTATCATTGTCGAAAAACGTAAATTTGAAAATATCAAATCTAACCTACCGTTTTAACAATGGCACAATTCGAAATTCAAATCGCACCCTTTTACGGATTACTTTTGGGCGCAGCTTATTCCAACGAAGAACTTTCAGGAATCGAAACCGAAGAAGATGACGTTCAGCATTTTCTACAACTGGCAATTTTTATAATTATGATCAACTTTGTTTGGTACACTAAAAAGAAAGAATAAATGAAACAAAAAGTAAACATTGGAAAGGTTAAAAAGAATGATTCAAATCCGCGATTTATCAAGGATGCGAAATTTAAAAAGCTAGTTAAAAGCATTAAGGAATTTCCCGAAATGCTAGAAAAGCGACCTATCGTTGTCGATGAAGATATGGTTATTCTTGGCGGTAATATGCGATTCGAAGCTTGTAAGGCTGCCGGATTATTTGAAGTTTGGATTGATCAAATCGAAGGTTGGTCTGAAGAACAAAAGCGCCAATTTATAATCAAAGACAACGTCGGATTCGGTGAATGGGATTGGGATATACTTTCCGCAGATTTTACCGAAGAAGAACTTACTGACTGGGGTCTTGATATTCCGGATATGGTATTTGATATTGACGACGAAGTCGAAGAAGATGACTACGAAGAACCGGATGATTTACAAATTGATGTCGTTCTTGGTGATTTAATTGAAATAGGAAACCACCGTTTGCTTTGTGGTGATTCAACCGATGCAGATCAAATACAAAAGTTAATCGGAAATGAAAAGATTGATCTTGTATTTACCGATCCGCCTTATGGAATGAATGCGGTATCAAAATCGGGTGTACTTTCTGAAAGATACGGTTCAGATATTTTAGGTGATGACGATACGGATGCGGCAAAAGATTCATTCAACTTAATATTTAATTTATACCCAAAGGCAATTCATATTTGGTGGGGTGCCAATTATTATTCATCGTGTTTGCCGGATAGTGAATGTTGGATTGTTTGGGATAAAAACAATGGCAGTTCAGATCAAACAGATTGTGAATTAGCTTGGTGCAATGCACGTTCGGTTGTTCGACAATTTACCAAAGCATCCGAAAAAACAAATCGTGTTCATCCAACACAAAAACCGGTTGAACTTATTGAATGGTCAATAAATAAATTTAAAGACGATGCAAAAAATATTGCTGACTTTTTTCTTGGATCAGGTGCAACAATGGTTTGCGCACACCAAATGAATCGTAAATGTTACGGAATGGAACTTGATCCAAAATATTGTCAAGTAATTATTGACCGAATGACAAAACTTGATCCAAGCCTTGATGTTAAAATTAATGGCGAACCTTATAAAAAACAATAACGTTCTTTCATTCCTTGCACTTATTTGTTTAATTAAAAGCGGTTTGTCTTAACCGTAGAAGATTACAATACAAGTTGCAATCAGTTCAAACAAAGTCGGTTTTGATTGTTTCCGACTTTATTTTTAACCAAATTTATTTTTTATGATACAAAAAAGACTATTGATGCACCATTACGAAACTTGGGCAGAAAATACAAGAAATCCGATGCATAGAAAATATGCCTTGAATCAAATAAAACGTATTAAAATGGAACAACCATTATGGGCGGACAATCCAAGGGGTTCAATGTATTATCACGAAAAGCTAAATAAATTTTTTACCGGAGCAACGGAAGCAGCTAATTTCTTTAGCACAACTCGTTGGCATATTATTAGAACACCTAACAAATTTGGTCTAATTAAACAAAAGTTATAGT